GCGCTGTGGCTTTACTTCGTCATATCCACCTGTGGCAGGTGTACTAGGTGCACTACGCATCGTCATAGTATTACGTCTGTTTTGAGGCTTTACTTCGTCGTATCCGCCTGTGCCAGTCTGAGCTGGTGCACTACGCATCGTACCTACGTTATTAGTAGATGTTTTGGGCCTATCTAATCCTAAAAATTTTGCAATCTTCGGAGTCATTTTACCTGGCATTTTTTGGATACCAGTTGAATCTAATTCATTGATAATATTAATAAACTGATCATGTGACATAGTTCCACTTTCAACCATTTTAAACAGCTTGCTTTTACTCTCTAAAAACTTTTTTTCAGCTAACGCACCCTTCTCCATATTAGCTAGAGCACTTTCAGCTTTAAGTTCACGACCTAGTGTATTGTCGTCTCCTGCTGCAGCATCATCGCCTGCAAATTCGTCGCTCATATCTAACTCGTCATTTACTTCTGGCTCAGCACCCATGTCAGTTGGCATTGGCGCTGCAATTCGCTCGCCGCTAGCTATTAGTGTAGCGTTTTCCATTGCTTCTTTAGTAGACTTAGCAGTATCTAACATTGCACTTAGTGCTGCTTCTGCTGCAGCATTGTATGAATCTGCAATTTCAAAACCGATTTGTTCTTTCATTGCATCAACGATTGGCATAAGCTCTTGTACTTGCATCTCTGCTAAGTCTTCTACCATTTTTTGTACTTTGTCAACTAGTTCTTTTGCTGCTAGTAGTACTTCAGCTTGTTCCAAATCAGCTGATTCTTTTACTTTTGTTTTCATCTTTTTTCCATCAGTGCGACCTGGCGCAACTTCTTTAATATATGTTCTCAATGAATGCGAAATTAAATTTAATTTGTTGTACTGTGGATTTTCCCAATATGTACTGTTGCTTTCTTTAATTTCTGAAATCTTTGCATTAGTAACGTTTAGCATACGCTCCAATGAATTTGTGCTCATTTCCGTGATATTAATGTCATGGCCAAATGTGTTAGCCAATACTTTATTAATCTTTTCTACGTTATGAGCTGCTGAGTTTAAATCGTTTAAATACATTTCATAATTCCCCGTTATATAGTATATTTATAGTCTTTTTATTATTTTTACTTTCGCATCAGAAAGTTTCGACTTTGCTGCATCTGCTTTAGCCAACGAAACATTTTCGTTAATGCCACGCTTTGCTCTATTTTGATGTGTCCATAATTCATATAACGAGTTTTCATAGTCTGCGTCAAATTTTGCCAATTCATCGCTGCCCGATCTAAATGTCATACGCTTTTTAACAATTCCCATTGCAGTTTCAAATAATGCCAATTCTTTATATAGTATTGTATCGGTATCGTTTTCAACAATGTTGTAAAATCTTTTTTGGTGTCCTGCAAATTCTTTTAGCACAATATCAATTCTGTAATTCTGAACAGACACACTGGATTCTGATATTTCGGTGTTCATAGCAACTTGCAAATCAACATCTCTGTCTGCTGCTTCAGTCAGTTGATTAAAAACATTTTTAACTTTTTCATCCATTAGTCGTGGATTAGAGTTTTTCAGCTTTGCCAAAATATTATACATATTAGACTTGTCATTACTCATTCGTTAAGACTTTCCGTAATTATTGATGTTAAGTTTATAATTAGCTGCACCATTGTTTACTACTTTATCAAGTATGCCTCTAGTTACTAGATTCTGTGCAATATACGCTTCACGTTCATTTAGCGATTTTTTTTCTAACAACTTGTCTTCAGTGAAATATGTATCTAGAAATTCACTTTCTCTAGAGTTAATAAATGTAGGGAACCCACCTTTGGTGATAATTGCTTTCATATTATTGCTCCGGACTGCCGGGAACCTGAGGCTGCATAGCCCTAATAGGTACACCTGTAGCAACTCTGCGAGCCACTCTTTTTTCTTTATGATACTGTTGTTGATTTTTCACACCAAACTCGTCATTGGCGTTTTTGTTTTGATTATTGGCACGACGATTCATATTAGTTGCTGCGGCATTTTGTTTATTCACTGATGCTCTACTTACACCATACGCTGGCTCATCTTGCATACTATACTCTATAATATCGTGCACTTTCATAATAATTACCTATTTAAACGCTTTAATGCTTTACTAGCTGGATTGAATTTCTTAGTTTTTTGTGCTTTACGGGACATCCTTGCTCCCATTTTAGCTTTTGTCTTTTTCAGAGTCATGCGCTTTTTAATATCGATAGGCGCACTGCACTGACTAGGATTGGATACTACTCTGCCTGAACGTTGTCCGACTGTACAACGATACTTTCGAGTAATTTTATTACCCTTCCTGGCCCATACTAGTTGCGCTTCAACAACAGGCTCTGATGATGTAAATTCATTTAAGTTCATACAGCTATTTATACGAAAAGTGTTAAGACATTAATAGTGTAATAATCACTGTTAATACACCTGCAAGTACTGTACCTGCGGTACCTAACATAATTTTATTAGTTGTGTGTTGGGCTTTAATCATATCTTCACGCAAACGTCCAAACTCACGAATATTGTCTTCACGCATTGTTTGAACAGTTTTTTCAATACCATTTAATCTAGTGTCAATATTATTTACTTTCTCTTCCAATACACGATACCTTTCGGCACACAAGTCAACGTGTGCTTCCAAATTTTCACGCTCTATCTGCGTGGTTGCAATTGTAGTTACTGACATAGATTCACTCTTTACGGCTTAAATGCTTATTAGCATCGTGTTAGTAAAAGTCTTGGTATTGTAACGCCTAAATTTTATGTGCCAAAGTGTAGAGTTCGCTTATTGCTTTCTACAATATTATTTATCTGTGTATTAGTGTTTAAAAAAGTATATGTTTATTGTATCTTCATTTACAGTATCGAAAATGTTGTTTACAAAATTAACTGTTTCGTCTAAGAACGGAGTGAATGCAACTCTATGACAATCTTTTTTTAAGAAGTAAACATTATCGTTATTATTACTGTATACATCGCTATGCTCTGATGCAAAATCAAATTTCCACACATTATGTAGTCCTCGAAATGAATTTCCGAAGCGATATTTTACTACATCTTGTGCATAAAGAACACTAACCTTGATATCTATTGGCTGACTGCGTAGTCCAATTGTCTGGATCAGTGTGTTTAAATTTTGTTGTTGATTGTATCCGCTGTCGTTATGACTTTTGTGATTTGTAATATTACTATTTGTTATATCTACTAACGTATACGCTGTATAATGTTGTGTCAAAATAAAACCTTATTTGACTAGAGATCTTCCAAATGCTCTGCCTGCTGCAAAGCCGCCTGCGAATGCAGTTGCACCAGCCGCTGCTTTAAATGCTGCTTGCTTGATTTTACCTGGACCTTTTTCTGCGTTACGAACGTTTCGAATTTCCAATCCGTTTGCTCTAGTCATTTTTTGGAAACTTGGGAACAATTCACTTTTAATTGCATTAGTGCGGAAATATTGCAAAAGCCGTGTACTTGCAAGTCCACGCTGCGCAGTGTCTGAGTTTGGCCAATTTGAAACAATACGTCTGATACTTCTGTAGTTACTGTTTTGTATATCTAGACCACGTTCTAATTGCATAAAAAATGTTTGTGGACTAATAATATTTCTTCCGTTAGCCATTTGTTGAAGATATTGTCTAATTTTCATTTCCGGCACATTGACTTTATTACCTTGTATTGCGCCTTTTGTATCTGAAGTTCCGATACCGTTTGTGATAGCATGCAAAGAATGATACAAGTCCGTTCCATTTGTTTTATATGCTTTGAAATGGCCTCCACCGGCGGTTAAAGTACGTTTAGCGTATTGCTGTGCAATAGGTGCTGTTGTGTAATCATTATACATTGCATGCAGTGTAAGTAAATTTAAAAATGCAAAATCTAAATTTTTACGAATATCAGTTGCTTCAAGTTGTTGGCGTGTTCTGAACATTTTGCTTTCATTCAAACTACCTACAAATCCAAACTGCGAGGGCTTTGCTTCACTCATAGTGTGCCCTCCTTCGATTTCTGCCCATTGCTTTGCTGTATACTTTTCCATACTAGTATTTACCTTACAAATTTGGTGTCCAGCGATGACGTGGCACTAGTTTGACTTTATCTCGCCCTGCAACATATCCTTCGCCGCCATCTTGTCCTTTAGTAGAGGCAGTTACATCTGCAGGTGCAGCATCTAATTGATCAATGATATGATTTTTTACAGTCATAATTTTTACAACTAAATTTAATATAGCATTAAGTCCCTTGGAGTCGCCTGCCATTAATTTTGCTTGTTGCCCTTGACTGACTTTCGATGTTTTAAGCCAGTCGAAAAATCCTGTTGCAAGTTGATCTAGTTTGCCTTGCTTTGTCATTTGATTAACATAGTTATAAACAACAGCGCCTTTATTACTCAGTCCTGTTTCAGGAGTAAGCCACGCATCGATTAACTGTCCAGTTGCTTTTGCTGTATCGAGTATTTCATTTACTTCTGTTGTGTCTATCTTAGGTGTATGAGAAACATATGTTTGTCCAAACACAACTACTTCCTGAGTATTTAAACGCTTAGTATCTTTAATAGGAGTGCCTTGTTTATCTCCGAATTCGCCAAACAAACTATGTGCAGCAATACCGATAGAACTTTGCCCGATGCGCTTTCCGATTTCGCTACTGCCATCTACTGTATATGCAACATTGTTTGGTTCGAACACAAAGTTACCATTATCTTTTACAAACGGTTTACTAGGAGAGTACAGCAAGTCTCCGTATATAAATCCACGAATGTCGCTTGGGGTATTGCGCTCCATTAAGTCAAACACAGCGCCCATGTTATCAGCAAAATCCTGTCTCCAGTCTTCACCTTTGCCTGTACTCATAATGAATGACTTTAGCTCATCACTGCTAGTACTTTTGCTTTTGCCCCAGCCATTTTTACCAGTTAGTATAAATGTGCCACTTGCATCTCTGCCCCAATAAATGGTGGGATTGCCATCCCATTTAATGGCAACATCTGAAGTGTCTTGACTTAAACGCTGTAGTATTTGCGCAGCTTTAATTGCACCTTTACTACCTTCTGCAAAAACTAAATCTTCTAAATGCTGGTACTCACGACCAACTTTAGCTGCTTCAGTTAATATCTCTCGAGCTCTCATTATTCAAGTTCTTTCCAATTGGGATCATTTGCTCTGATGTTTGCTAATAGCTGTTCGCCTTCTGTACCCAATGCTGCTACAATAGCTTCCACACTGCCCATGTCTTCTTTGCGGGCATTGGGGCCTAATAATAATTTAGCAATCTCGTTGATGTCGCTGGTGATCAATCCGTTTGGATCTTTTTTACCGTTTGGTAAACGCTTGAATAATCCAACATAGTTACTCCACAGCATACCTTTTTCTCTGGCAATAATACTCAGCAACTGATGCTTGTTAGTGCCTTTGAATTTTGATCCTGCTGGAATACTATGTGTATGAAACTGCGCCGCATTGGCTGCGTTTGGTACAACCATAACGTCTACTTGATGTGTAGCATCACCGCTTTTTACTTCTACATGTACACTAGTACCACTTTGTCCTGTATTAAATCCTGCCAGGTCAAACACTTGACGCAGTTTTTTACGGATGTCAGCATCTTTAGCATCTTCCATATTGAAGTGTTGCTTGAGTTGATCCACATCCACAATCATGTCCAAGTCTCCACTTACTTTACCTTTGGTGGGTGTTGCACCCGATCCAATAGGTATAGCAGTGCTGTTGGTTTTTGTCAACACACCGTTGATTGTTTTCATAATGTCAGGTATTTTTTCGTGCGGAAAGTCTGTTGTATTAGGAAAGACATTGCCGCCTTCCTTTACATACTTTTTGAGTAGTTTTTTCTTTGTCTTTTTGTTGAAAAGACTGCTACCTTTTAATCTGTTGACTCTAAGACCACGTTTTTTACGCTGCTTAGTCCCGCTTAATATGTCTGCTATTTTCATCGACTTTACCAATACCTCTTTGAAACTTACGTGGATCTTTGGTACGTATGCTATTAATCAAACGCTTGTTTAGGTCAGCGGCAGTTTCACTATCAAAACTTTCATTAATTAACTTAATTAAGTTTATCGCTGTAACTATCACTTGTTGTGCATTTGACTCGACAATATGCTTCTTGTCCCGTTTTGGTGACATAGCATTAATTTCTTCCAATAATGATCTCGTTTTACGCTTCATCTTAATAGTATTTAGTAAATATTGTTGCTGGAGCATTGGTGACTAGCACTTATGGCAGTTGCAAAGAAAAAGGTTCTCAACATAGGATCCATTAAAAATAAGAGCAAAATCATCAATGGCATGCAAGGTACAAAACACAGGCACAACACAGGCTCATATTAATGATCACTGTACTTTGCAGTTCAGAACACATATAGATAAAAGATAAGGTATACTGCACCTTTGCTTCAGCACACTATATATTCAAAGTTTTGGCAATCTTTGTGTTTTGCCAAAAACGTTGCACCATTCTTTAAGTGGAACTTTTCTGCCATCTCTGTTAAAGGACTTAATGTAACAAATCTATTAACCCATTTTCGCTGCATACTGATGAGCTCAGCTACTCCGTTTACTAATTCTCTCCCTGCTTTTGGTTTATAACTCCAAACAGTGTAAAACACTGCTACTTCATTGCCAACAAACTCCAGATCACTTTCATTTGTTGGCACTTCTGTTGTGTACGCTACACATATACATGCAGCAATTTCGTTATCACGTTCCAATACATACACTTCTCTGCCCGAACGTGTCCGCCATTCTTTGCTAATATGCGGTCTTACTGGATCGTTTTCTATATGTACTAATTCTTCGATAGTTGCTAATCTAATCACTACTGACTCTTTCTCAATAAACTCTTAAGTCTATCTGTTGCATCTACTTGCGGATTTGCATCCATGTTATTCTCTGCGACAGTTTCGCCTGCAGGTGCTACACTACTCTTTGTTTTTAGCTTTTGATAAATGCTTGCAACTGCACCTTCATCTTCTTGTTCATCTGGGTCCAAGTCTTCAATCTTCAAACTGTCCATGTTAAATGCCAAGTCCAGTTTACTACCAACCCCACTACTACTGCGTGTTTTCATAAATTGTATTTGTACTCTGCCACGCTCTCGCATAGCTCTACTGCTGAAAATACCAATCAAGTTGTCTGCTGTGTTAATCTTACTAATACCGCCTGCAATATGGCTGTGGTCAAATTCAATCTCATCAACTGCACTACGATTCAACTGCGAAGCTGTTACAAACAATATACCAAGTTCAGTTGCCAAGTTGCGCAACTCTTCACTAACAAATTTATCTTTAATAAATTGATCGCTTGGGTTAACTTTAACTGTGACTGGCATCATAAGATCCAAATAGTCAACCAGTAGTGCATCAACATGCAAGTTGTGTTGTATCTGATATTCTCTCATGTATGCTTTGATGTCGTTAACAGTAGTACCATTCTTCATTTGTATTACTTGTAGTTTGCCTGCTTTCTTACTGGCCATCTTAACACGCAATTCTACATCACTGCTATTTTTCATAACGTCTTTGGTGCTCATACCTGTAAGCATAGCATCCAATCTCATAGCACACAGTTCTTCACTAAGTTCCAAACTAATGTACACCACGTTCTTGCCTTGCAATGCCCAGTTCAGTGCCAAGTTTTGCATAAACAAACTCTTACCACTACCACTGCCACCTGCAAAGATGTTTAGCTCGCCTGGATTAAATCCACCATACAATACTCTATCAAATGTCTCCCAGCCACTACTGTTCTGTCCTCTGTTGTCTTTGATGCTTTGTATGCGTCCTGCAGGATCATCCCAATAGTTTGTACCAAAGTTCTTAGCAAGTCCAATCTCTGTTGCCGCTTTGATGATTCCTTCTACTGTACCATACTCTTTGTTCTCTAACATATCAGCACTTTTTAGAATTGCTGCTTCCAACGCTTTGTGTCTACAGAACTGTTCAAAGTTATCCATAAACCAATTTTTATGTTCTGTGGTTAGTTTGTCTCGCACATCGGATATTTCAACACCAGCCACACCTTTAACTTGCTCTAGCATAGGAACATCGTTGTATTCATCTGCGTGTTTTTGTATAAAGTCTACTGTGTCTCTGAATTGTCTATCAAAGTAACTGCTTTCTAAGATAGCATTACACCGCACAAACAGATCCTTGTCAGCCAATAAGAACTCCAAGTATAACTGTTGTAGGTCTGCGCTGTAATCTTCACTCATTCATATCTCCTTGCAACTTCTTTGTGATGTATTCTTCTCGAGTATAGATCATTCGCCAAGCAGTGCCTTTGAGTGGCACTGCGCCATTCATATCCATAGTTATAGCGTATTCGTAGTAAGATGTCAACCAAATAAGTCTATCATTGCCATCGCTACGCCTTGGTAACCAAGCAAAATATTTTGTCCAACAACTTTGTAAATCAGTGTACGCACTAACATGTTTCATATCCGAATACTCCGTACTATTTGCATCTTGACTTTGCCAAGATCTTAATCTTCGTACTACTGGTTTCGACACTTTCTAATACACTCCTAACTGTGAATAATCTGCCATAATGCTGTGCTGCATCGTTAGCATCTTTGATGCCGTCATCCCACTCAGGAAATGCTACACTCCAGCCTCGTTTTACTGCAATGTTAACTGTGTCTATGCCTGCGGCGTCGAAATCTGGCAATAATACTATTTGTTTATCCAGTTCTTCAATTATGCTGCATTGAACATCACTCGGAGTGTTGCCTGCTAGTGCAACACCGCCTACCACTAGTGCATCCATCTGTCCTTCTGTAACTATAATTATGTCATGATCTTTTTGTGCATCTAAATTATACACAAAGTTTTTAGGATTCTTCAAGTAATACTTGGGCATTCCTTCTGGTCTATGTTCTAGTACCCAACGTGCAGTGTATCCTACTATCTCACCTTTGTGTTTGAATGGCAATATAACCCTATTAGCAAAGTGCATGTGCGGGCTCCAATGCCAATCTTCATAAAAGTCTACACCACGCTTCATCAAATATGTACATGCTAGTGCTAGTTTTTCTAATTGCTTGGAGTCTAATTTGTCCAAAGGATAGCTTCCGATTGGATGACTGTCTGGCGGAAGTTCGTCTGGATGCCATTCTACTGTTACTTTTTTTACACGCTCTTTGGATATAAACTGTCCAGCGATATCGTTTGCTTCTGCTTCTTTCAATAGCTCGAAGTTGACACGTTGTATATCAGCTTCATCTACTCCAAATGTTTTGAGAAGTTGTGTAAGTCTACCGCCAATGCGTTTTCCATCGCTCCACCCTGTTTTAAATCCGCAGTTAAAACAGTTGTACTGAAACTTGTCATCCTGGAACATTATGCCGCCTCTGCCGCGCTTGTCTGCACTGTGCCCGCGAGTATGACACATTGTACAATTGCCGCTGATCCAGCCGCTGGGTGTTTGCTTCCAGCCATAAGGTAGGTGCTGACGTATAAAGTCTAGTACTATCATAGTATGATATTAGCTTCTATATATGATTTTGTCAAGTGTTCCGACGTTGGATACGTCTGGTGTATGCACAAAACGAACCCAGTAATACATGCCGTTGAATGTATGGTAATTAGGACCAGTGTCAGCGGTTACTGTATAACTTTGACCTGTTACATCAAACCAATCACCACTAAGTGGGCTCAAGCTCATAGTGGCTTGCACTTTATATGTGCCTGTGTAATTGTTTGTGTATACTTGTAGAGTTTGCAATCCTGTTTTATTTGCATTTTGCGGTGGGCCTGCCATTCGACTACCGTAATAATCATCATCAACGGTATTAAAAACATTTACAGTTTCACTAGGTCTAAAACGTACAGCACCATCTCTGACTTCTAATACAAATGTAAGTCTATTATTTTGATCACTTGTGCCACCATAACTACCTATGTCGCCTGTGTTTTTAAATGTAATTTGTACATCATATAGTTTGGCATCCAGTAGTGATGTTTCTTCATGATCCAATTTTAGCAACAGCAGTCCGTTATCATAATCGTGTGGAACTAGTGTCTTAGTTAAAATTACACCAAGGCTGGTTCTATCTATAATATCAGCAGTATATGTTTTGTTGTGAAGACTTTGCGGTTTACGATCTGAATTTTTAACATATAGATCATAATCTACATTAAGCCCTCGATAAGCTACTAATGGCTTGTGATTATCAGCGCCATAGTAAGTAGTACCTCTTCTAGTTGGTACTACAACTTCCGCTCGTTGATTATATTGATATATTGTTCCCTGATGCATTTTGAAATCTCCACTAGTATTTAGTTGACTAAGTAGTACGATGACAAATAATATTCCAAAAAAATATCAAAACTTATTAGACGAGTTTCCATTTTTAACCCTTGTTTCGTACGGTGGGGCCGAATATGTAGGCATTGTACAAAATATTGATAATAATTTAGCAAGTATGTATAATTTTGACAGCATTAAAACCTTGAAAGACAAGCAATCATTCCTGGAGCTCGGCGAAGAATGGTGGTGGGGTACAAATAGAATGATCCCAATTAATATTATACTTAAAAATCAATTCGAACCTTTCAGAACGTGTCTAATAACGTTTAGTCTTAAAGACTTCGAAGTACTACATGGTCCTACTATTAGCCTCAGTAACATTGTTCAAAAAAGAGTTAAACGTAGAAATATTCAATTAGTTAGAAAAATTAACTAGTTCTAATACTACTGTTTACTTGTGGATCAATTACACTCAGTCTACGGCTGGTTGTTTTTTCCGCAGCATGCAATAATAGTGCTCTTCTGATATTATTACTTTTATTAGGCATGGTACTGTGTAGTAGCCTTGGATGCCATGCTACAAAACTGCCAGCATTTGCTGTGTATTGTTGATAGTTGTCGGCATAGAATGTATCCCAGCTTTTATCGTCTTGGATGCTTTTTGGATCGAACATGTATTTGTGAGTTCCAGGAACGTATCCCGTTGCTCCGTTGTGATCATTAAAATCACACATCATCACCATAAACTGTAGACCTAATAATTCTCGATTATATCGAAATTCTGGAAATCTATAAGGTGTATCAATATGCGGACGATAAAAGTTCATACCTGGATGTAATACAATAAAATCTTGCACATGCCATACCCAGTTATGTTCGCCAAATGCAGCGTCTGCATATTGTGCTAATGTATTTTTCATTTCATTAATTATAGGATGTTGAACTTGCTCAGTCCAATAGTATGCCCAGTCAATCTCAGTTTTAGGATTTTCGATATCTTTTATTTGATTCCACCCAATCCATTTTTTATCTTTGGTGTGACCACGTTCGGGATTTATTGTTTCTGCAAATTCATTGAGTTCATTTATTTTGTCTATACCAAACGCATCACGCTGAATTGTGAATCCCGTATGATTCAAATCGTGTAAAAATCCATCTCTGTTCATATTAATATCCTAATTGTTCACATATGATATTCATATGTACAATAACTGCCATTGCATAGCTAACTGCATGGGCTTTTTTAAAATAATAAGCCTTGTTATCATTTCTTGGTTTGATCCAAACTTCTTTCAATATGTCGGGCCAGCTCTGATTTTGTAGATAACGTTTGGCTGGACGTATAACCGCTAGTGTTGCTGCCAACTGTTCTACCGATTGCGGCTTCAATTGTTTTAAGAGAGTATCGTGCCCTGATAGATGAAATACATTGTCGACGAAGTCTTTGTGCTCCAAAAGTTGCCATACAGGATCCCTTTCCATTAATTTTTGTAAGTGATTGTCATCCCTGACGTCTTTATATATACTAAGATTAAGAAAGTCTAATTTAAAGAATTCATGATCTTCAGCTTGTGTGTGTTCTACTGTACACACATTAGTAAACGGGTTGCTGGGTACTCGATGAAAGTACACACCTGTGTTGTGTTTTCTATCTTTAAGTCGAGCTGGCACATGCTTAAAGTGTTTTAATACTTCGTTCCTGTCGGCGAAGTCGATATCAATATCAGGTAGTCCCATCTATCATCTCCTGTACAAAGTTTGTGTCATGCGGACTTAGTTTTGTTTTCTTGCCCCAGTAGTCTGCATCAATACTGTTTGCTACTCTAGCAAAACATTCATCTGGCATGCTACTTAGTGCAGTTTGTGCTCGTTTACTACTAAGCATAATCCATGGCGAAATCTTACCCATTTCACACCATTCAGCAATCAAGTACCCACTAGCACTTTCCCAAAACGCAGAGAAATAATCTGTTTCACTTGCATGTTCTACAAATCTTTCCAAAGCACGTTCTACACTTTCACGTTTGCAATGATCTTGTACAAACAACAAGTACATTTTATCAGTGGGCCAGTCTTTTAGTTTGGCTTTGTTTTTTATAAGCCATCTTGTAAATGCTTCTTGATCTAAACAACGTATGTTAAGACAATAATTAGCATACTTTACAAATGCTGTATAATACTGACTGTCTGCAAAGTCCTTGAACTCTTTGGGCTTGCTTTGCATTTCAATTCTATAAAACAAATCATAGCTACTAAAGCCTACCAAGACATCTTGATTATCTTTGCTCTGCCAGCGTCTTTTCTTTTCACAACTATGAGCCAGCAGAGTACCTTCACGCTGAAAACTCTTTTTGCAATATTCACATTTGAATGTGTTTTTCTTCAATTTAACACTTCCTATTGCAGTCACTAGTTGTTGTGCAGTTGTCATTTTTTAAACAGCTCTTTGATTTGTTTTTTATCCATACCTAACTCTTCTGCAAGTTCTGTAAAGTCTTGCTTGGTATTACTACTTACCAACAACTCTAGTTCATCGTCATTGTATGTGGGATAAAGTTCCTGCAACCATTTGAGCAGTTTACCTGCTTTACCTTTTTTCTGTTTGCTTGGCGGGATCCAAGGATGAAATTGACTGCTACCAATTCCAATACACTGTAATAACTTGTGTTGCAGTTGAGTTTCATGTCTTATAATATTGTAGTGTTTGTTGACTAATTCATTTGTAAGTTTTATATAGTGATATTCAATATCATAGTTCTTGGTTTGTACTGCACTTGTGTATCGCATTAGCACAAAGATATTAACTTTCTTTTGCTCTTCTTCTGTGAGGCTATCCCACCAACCGCGATCTCTTTGATCAATAGCTCGCATCTCTTCTTTGATAGATAGTTTACTCATCCAAACACCGCCAATACAATTACAATAATCACAAACCAGCCAACTATGCCCAAGCCGTTATTGCCAACTAGTCCTTTACTTTTAGCACAGTCGTAGCAATAACGATATTTCTTAGGTGTACTATTAGTACAAAAGAATGAATCACATGTCTTTTTTGCCATTACCATAATCCAATTGCTTTACTGTTGCCTACTATTATAAAGCCACATGTGACAATATGCAAGACAATCCAGAACGTTCTAAAAGCAAGTGCTTTTAAAACGTCTGTTTGTGTAATAGGCAAAAACTCTGGCTTGTCATCATCATCAAGCCCAACAGGCATGCCCACTGTTCTCGCCCACAATTTAAGCCATCGTCTTTGCCCACTCATTAATAACCCGCCACAGCACCATTTTTACGTGCTTGTATTTCAGCACGGCGTTCTTTGGCGAGTTTTCCCAAATCACCAAGTGCTTTTCGAGCTCGAGTTGCTGCCGCTTTATTACCGGTATCAAACTTTGCGCTCTCTTCAACGTATGTGATGTATGCTTCTTCGATTCTTTGATGTAATGTCATATTTTATCTCCTTATAACCCTTACCATAAATCCGATGTACTCAGTACATCGGGTATCTTATTTGTTTCCTTAACAAAATATACACAAGGACCGTTGTCCTTTTCTGTTAGTGGAACTGCTAGTATATGTCCAAATTTAAGTTTTGGAAAATACCATTTAACTTCTTGATATATGTTTACAATTTCTATTTCTTCAAAACTTGGCAAAAACCCTGTAATTGGATTGAAAACAAAGGCTTTAAACCCTCTATCATTTAAACTAGTGACAGGCAATACTTCAGGATCTCCTACCATAGGATCACATGTAACTAAACTCCAATCAAGCGGTATCTTAATTGTATGCTTTCCGATTCGTAATACTGCGGCAGGTGCATTAAAACTTTCTAGGAATACCAATGGCACAAACATATAATCAGCATCCTTGGGGTTACTGTAGTCTAATACACAATAACGTATGTCTTCAATTTCTTCAGGAACCATATCTAGGTCATATGATTGATTTTCTACTGTTAATATTTTTGTCATTTATAATCCACCTTTTCTATATGAAAGGGGTACTTGGCTTCTCTATAGAATTTCTTCCGCTCAGTCAAATGCCTCTTGCTAAATTTTGCACTACTGGTTATATCCCAGATTTGGACATGATCTTTATCCTGTGCTTTACGTATTCCTCTACCAATACTTTGTATTACCCTAACGAAGCTTTTTCCAGGCTCCACCAGAACCAAGTTAAAGATACGAGGAATATTAATACCCACGGCAGCAACTCCATAGGTTGCGACAATAATTTTGTTATCTGCTTCGCTGATTTCATCATATTCATCTTTCCTGTTTTTGCTTTTCATAGACCCGCTAATAAACACAGCACCGTCGCCAAGTCTTTCTACAAGTCCTTCTCCTGCACTGATACGATCCACTAGCACAAGAGTGTTGCCACCTAGAGCCATTTTTTCTATCAGTCCGCTCATATAGTCTAGTCTAGTTGTATTTGTAGTCAAATATGTAAGCTCGCTTTGGTAGTTGCCATAGCTTACACTGTCCTGTAATTGTAGTACGTTTACTTCGCACTGTGCAAGCACACCCATATCCTGTAGTTCGTGTGCGCTTAAACTGTTTGTGACTTCGCCTAGGCTTACTTCTAGACTTAGTCGTTCGTGATCTGCTTTGGGTATAGTTCCAGTTAGTCCCCAGCGAATAGGAATATTACTAAACGCACCGGTTAGCAGTTTCTTTAATACATCTGCTTTTGCTTGGTGTACTTCGTCTACCATAACACATACCACATCTTCTGAAAATGCATGCAACCCCCAGTCTTGTTCACCGTCACGGAAACGCTTCTCCATAATGTTTAAACTTTGCCAAGTACAAATGGTATGTGTTTTACCAAACTCTTTGCGGTCACCAAAGTATACACCCACATCCAACCCCAAGTTAATGTAGTCTGCTTCTGTTTGTGTTACTAGATCCTTGTTGGGTACGATAACAATACTGCGTCCGTATGCTTCACACATGTAGCTTAGTGCCGCTGTAATTAACGTCTTACCTGCACCCGTAGCGATCTCTTGTAAGCACTGCGGTGTTTGTAAAAACTCGTTAATAACTTTAACTTGATAATCTCTAAGCACAACTGGTTGACCAGCCGCTGGATGTTTAGCGGGCCATTGCCTGTCACTGAACAACTCTTCTGTTACTGTATCCCATTTAAGTTCATGGTGCTGTCTGTGATCCTCAATCTCAATACCATAGCCTTCTTCATCTAGTATGGGAAGTATAGTAGGCAAACAATTTACAAAAGTGCTGCCACCCATTGTAAAGTAACCCACACACCCGTCCCATCTGCCTAGTTTGTATGCAGGTACATGAAATGCATGTGGCAAAAAGAACTTTAATTTCTTTTCCAGTTTGCGTCGAGTAGTTAATGCAAGTCCTTCAAACTTACAATTAACCTCGTCTTTGAGGATAAGTTTTGTTTTCATATTTTAATAATACACTCGGTTTAGGATGTTGTCAATAGCTAGGTAAACTTGCTTTGGATTGCAGATTGCTTGCATGGTTTTCCATTCGTTGCAATTGCATTTGTAGTTCACTAATTTGTTGCTGTAACTGTCGAATCTCTTCGTCTTTGTTTTTGATTTCTATTAATCCGCGATATCCATATTCTGTATAACTGTCCATGTTTCTCTCCAACTACAGTATTACTTATAAAATAAGGGGACTAGCAAGATGTCTTACTAGCCCCCTCGAGGTCTAACTGGTGTGAGTGAGAGTGACGCAGACAGAGGAGTACACCAGCCAGTATTGGTAACCATTATTATTGTTGTAAGTTGGTTACCAAATTCTTTTTAAACTCGTTTCATACAAGTGGACTCTGCATAACTCTTCCACTTGTTGGTATTCATTTTTTTAAGATCTGCAATTTTAAGTACCATACGCAAGCTCATCTCACGTAGTCGATTTTTGTTAGTGTAGATATAATCCATCAGATCAGCTTCTTCTTGCTCACCGAAGTTATACTTACTAAGCATGCCTTCGCCGATTACTTGTTTACAACGCAAGAACTTATCACGCATTGTGTCTAGTGTCAAATCCAAGTAGTGGCAACGCGACATAATAGCATCTAGGTGATCCTTTAGTTTACCACGTGTTCGTTCGAACTTTACGTTGGTAATAAAAATGATCGAACCTTTGAACTCAAAGCTGTCTGGCACACCATTGTTAGCTAATGCACGACTTTCACTACGCCAGCTAAGTGTCCGCTTAGGACTACTATCCAATGCTGCTTTAAGCAAGTTGAGGCTAAGTTCGTCATACAGTACACTATCACAATCGTCTAGCACTAGTACACTGCCAGCGGCGCTGTAATCGTATAGTAACTGAAACAATCCAATCGGACTAGCAGCACCTTTTTCAACTCCAAACTTGCGCAAGCTACCGCCTTGTGTCTCCATTTTTAACATGACGCCCGCATCTTTGAGCACCTTCTCTACACCGAAGCTCTTACCAACACCCGGAGGTCCAGTAACAACCATGCCACGTACAACCCCATCGCATGACGCATATGTCATGTCTTCTAGGATTTCAAAACGCTCCCGTAACCGTTCAATGACTTGATCATCTGTTTCAACTTGGGCGGCTTCAGCTGAAACAACATTCTCTCCGTCTTCTAAGTAGTTGTATTCGGATTGGTCAACTACTTTGATCCGAATGGATCGGTCCGGGAATCCAGGTACTGCACTTCCATCGACGGTTATGAAGTTACCTGTTTTACCTTGTTTAAATTCTTTTACTAAAGGAAACACTACGTCCTTAATGTCTAAATTACGATATGTTCCGCTATGGATACGCACTTGTTTGTTTGTTGTCTGCATCGGTTCTCACTCCTATTAACAACTTCTATATATACATATTAACATCACTGCATACTATGTCAACCTTTTATTTGTGATATTTTCACATAATTAAACACTGTTTCTTTACAATTGCTGAACTTGCTGACGTCATGTGTTTTAACTTTACCGGTGAGCATAACGTCTGTACCTTCAAGTATTCCAGCAATATCTGGTTCACGATTAAAGAAAAACTTACAAAGATTGCCGCCGGTATCTACACAAGTTACCAAATGGATACTGTACTTTGCGATAAACTTTACATCTTTGATGTGTGCTTGAAACATCAGGCGTTCGCCAACTTTACCAACAAACTCACTGTCTTTACGATGCTGGTCAAAGAAATCATCCATTCCTTGCCGCTTTTGCATAACACGGAAACTGTTTGGCAAACTTGCAATCACAGCAACACCAAATCCGTCTGTGGTTTGATTACCAATACTGTTGAGTACACTTTGTTCAAAATCGTTTATGGTGCTCATCATCTTCTTAGCAATAAGCTCATGTTGAAACTCGTCAACAATTTTGTCAGCTTGCGTTACTGTGTCTTCGCTAATAGGGATCATATCTTCAACACCAGTCATAAAGTTCATGATTTGTGTTTTATTATCGTTTACACGTTTATCAGCTTCTCGATCATAATAACCAAATCCACTTTTGATAAACCCTTGATTCTTGTCAACTTCGATAGCAAGTTCTAGTACTTGACGGCTGTCGTATTGTGCTTTGTTACGTGCCATTTTCTTATCCTATATTCTGTGTTTACTATTTTATATTAGCATCAAGATATCTTATGTCAAGACATTTATTAAGATAATTATTAAAATTACTGATATAGTGGGCCATCTTAGCATTAAACAAGTTAATTTAAACATGATGTAATCCCACATATTAGTTTGGCAGAGAGACAGGGATTCGAACCCTGGGAACCTTTCGGTTCGGCGGATTAGTAATCCGCTGCCTTCGACCACTCGGCCACCTCTCCATATTCTTATACTACTTTCACTTAGTGAATAAGTCAAGTTGTTTTGTGTAGTTTTTTACTGTTTCTTGTGTCATTACACAAGAAATCCAATTGTGTGCAGCATCTACTACATAGTCTCTGCTTTTGGAAGGATATTCAATTCTGCCTACAATTTGGTTGTCTTCAAAAAAACTACACATCAAGTATTCGTCATCCACAAAACTAATGATTGCTTCTCGAGCGTCTTTTTTGAATTTATTGTAATAGTCCATTGAGCTATCCTTTGTTATGGTGCGGCTGGAGAGACTTGAACTCTCACGCTGTAAAGCACAGGTACCTAAAACCTGCGTGTCTACCATTCCACCACAGCCGCTTGTTAATTAACTGAAATGTACGTTTAGCATTTCAATACGATCTGTTGCAGCAGCCATTTTATCAAGTTCTTCTTGAATAGCTTCTACAATATCACTATGCTCACCAATGCCTACACTTTGATGCATATACACCATAATATTTGTTTTTGCTCTTTCAAGCTCGCCTTCGGCATGCATACGTGCTGCTTTTACTAATTGTGCGCTCATACTCATTGTTTTCTCCTTTACTCGTGTTCGCCGCCTGGACCGCGGCCATTGTATGCTGTTACTTTGTACATCCTGTTGCCTCTTGAATAGCTACGTTTTATTATAATAATACGATAACCTGATTATTTAGTTAACCAAAAAACTCCATGTTTATGGTTTAATACTCTATTATTTTGATTTGCAAATTCAGTAACTGAATTTACTAGGTTTGCCCATCTTGTTATCTCAAAGTCATCTCCACATATTAAATCACAATCTTTAAAATACTCCAGTTGTCTTGACACATCATCACCGTGATGATCAGCATCTAAAAATACACAATCATAATTATTATCAAATGTAGATTTAAGTAGTAAATCATCAGTTCTCATATGATATGTATTGCGTATTAAATGTGATCTTGGATGTGAATCAGTATGCATTTTCCAAACACCAAACTGATCACCTCCGTTGTCTAAAAAATTAAATAATTCAGTATAATCACCGTCAATCCAGGTGTTAATAAACTCACGTATTTCTGTATTTGGTATTTCAAAGCTATCATTTATATCAAGTATAGCATTATCTGGTAACCTGTCAAGCCACATATTTGTACTTTTACCTAAAAATGACCCAATTTCCAACACTGTTGGTGAATCAGGTAGTAACGGTATTACGTTTTCAATCATTACACGACATCTGCTTTCGTGTAATAATCCGGGTATTGTTAAATATCTATCCATCTATCTTATCCATTGCATCGTTCACATCATGAAACTATTCTGACACTTTACGATCTTTAAACCATGCTGTTACTCTATACATTACTTATCTATCCTTTATTTGGTACTCGCACCCGGACTCGAACCGGGACGCCTTACGGCCACAGATTTTAAGTCTGTTATGTCTACCATTCCATCATGCGAGCATTGGTGCTCCCGGTAGGATTCGAACCTACGGTCAACCCGTTATGAGCGGGCGGCTTTAACCACTAAGCTACAGGAGCGGTTATTGGCGATCTCTGCAGGATTCGAACCTGCGACCTAGTGCTTAGAAGGCACTTGCTCTATCCAGCTGAGCTAAGAGACCAGTTATAAAAATTTAAGCTGTTAATTCGTACGGCTTGTTCCACTTACCAACGTTAACGTCGGTGTAGTGACTACGACTAAAGTAATCAGTCATTGCGTCATCATTGTTAAAGTACTTTGGACCTTTCATAGCATCTACAAGCTCTTCTAAAAAGTCACTAGCGGCACCGTATGTTTCAGGATAGTAAGGGTTTACTTGAATATATCCATCGTTCGCATAGTATGGTGTATCACGGCGTTCTGCGATCTCCATATTCTTTTTATTAGCTTCACCAATAAAGTCAATTGGGCCGCTCTTAATGTTTACACAAATTGTTGAGTGATTATTAACACTAATACTAGCTTTCATTTTATATTTTTTAAGCACTGCTTTGATGCCTGGTGCCAATTCTTTTTTCATTGCTTGTGATACATATGCCATTTGCTAACTCCTGTTTGCTTAACTTACTCTTATACAATAGCAGTAAGACGTCATAGTGTCAAGTAAAAAAGACGTCTTTCTGAATCTTTTTTACCATTCTTTAGAATGACCTTCATCTTCATTATCGTTATAGCCTTTGGTATAGGCTGTAATTTCTGCAGGAGTCATATCCTTCATATCAACACGAGTACCTTTTTGTGTGCCTTCGGGCCAGTAGTGAGGATCAAACGCTCGACCATAGTAACTATCAGCTCCACCTCGGTCATATGGACCTCCGTGCGTAGTATCATATTTAATTTTAAATTTTGGTTTTAAGTCTAGCGGTAACGTCATTACACTGCCTCCATTTGTTTAGCTTTAAAG